TTTTGTATTTATTGTTAGCATAATTAGAAAAGTAATGAAAAAGTTATCCATAAAAATAAAAAAAATAAAAAAATATTTTTTTTGGAGGGGGGGGGAGAGAGACTTTCAAATTTCATAAAAAATAAAAAAAACAAAAATAAAAAAGTGAAATTTTATATTTTGAATTAAATAATATTCTGAATTTTAAGTTTGTTTGTTAATTCGTCTATCTGGTTCTGCAAGATTTCTATTTTTTTGTCTCTTAGTGCGAGTTGCTTGTCCATTTCTTCATCTTTATTTTTTTTACAGACGTGTTTGATATGTTTACACAAACTTGAACGATATTTAAAAATTTTATCACAATATTTGCATTCATATTTTTTGGTATCTTCGGCTAACATTTTGTGTTTTTTTGTCTTCAAATGTCTGTCATAATTTCCTTTAATCTTCGCATCATAATTGCAGTGACTACAATAATATTTACTCATATATAAAATAGTATATTTTATATTTAAATTATTTTCATTCCTTTTTATTCCTTTTCATTCCTTTTCATTAAAATAATTACAAAATTCAATGAAAAAAATTGAATTTGAATTTGGTTCATACTTTAATTCAAGCACAGAAATGAATACTGGTGATTTCCCTTTCAAAGACTATATCAAATCTCAAATGAACGCACTATCACTTTGTAAAAATATTAGAGAAAGTGTTTGTTTATTGAACAGTATGGAATTTACTATTAAGAATTATAGAGAACAACTATCAGAACAACTATCACAAGAATGTGTTGTTAGTATATTGGAATTTCATAATACGATGATTAATCCAACTCAAAGTAAAAATGGGTATAAAGTAACGCAACGTGATTTGGTAGGAAAATTCAAAGACTGGTATGCAGAAATATATGTTGGCACACAACCACCACCAACCGGTAAAGAACTAGTAAAATATTTTGAAGATAAATATGGAAAATATCCAAATAACGGATGGTCGCAATTCAGTTTTAAAAGCGAAATTGATGGATTTTCTCCATAAAAATTCAATGAAATAATATTTATTTAAAGATACTTAAATATTTTTAATAATATGAGCAAAAGTAATTTAGAAAACAAATTTGATATGTCGTGTATGCTTGTTAAAACATTGGTAAGACCTCCAAGCGATAAAGATTTATTGTATTTGTATGGAATGTATAAACAGGCTACAATTGGTAATTGTGATACAGAAGAACCATCAAAGTTTAACATGAAAAATCACGCAAAATGGAACGCTTGGAATATGAATAAAGATATTGAAAAATCGGTAGCAATGGCATTTTATATTGCAAAGGTAGATGAGATATTTTCTACTCTTAGACGTACATAGATTTATTAGACACAATACTCTTTTGAAGCTTGCGTTGGATATTATTTATTTTTTCTAGAAAAGAATAATTATTATCGTTTTCACCAAATACAATTAATTCATTACACATATTCACCAGTTTCATACAACACTTGATGAAGTCTCCTGTAAAAATATCAAGTTCGCTGGTAAGCTGATGGAAAAAGAATCGTGTATCATCAATCGTTTCAATGTAGTTGAACCATTTTTCAATATAATCAATCAGATCATATTGTATATTGAATTTAGATGTAATATATAACTCTGATGGCAACTCTTTGTCTTTATAATAGTTGAGACGCTCTTCAATAAATGCAAATTCTTCTTTCATAATGCTTGGATAATGTGTTTTGTAGTCATCTTTGACTTTCAATTCATAAAATGATGATAACAAACAGACAATTTGTGTTTCACTATATTTTTCAAACTTATTACAATGACCATATAAATCACAAAAAACTAAACAAGGAAATTCATGAATATATGATGCGTTCAATCCCATTGGCGTTGCGACCATAGCCTCATCCACAAAACCATTCACTTTCAAAATATCAAATAGCACATTTATTTGCGTTTCTACATATGTAGATGCATAATTGAGAATATTTTTCTCTTTTCTTACCAGAGATAAGAGGTCTTTATAATTTTGATATGATTCATAGTTAGAAAACTCACTACTTGATTCGATGGAGTGAATCTCCTTTTTAATTTTCTTTTTGTCTTTATTAGAAGACAAAGTGTGTTTGTCTTTTAGAGAGTCGTATCTTTCAAAAATATTTATCATATTAGAGTCTAACAAGGCGTCGTAAGTAGAAATGTTGGCATTCAATCTGATTATTTCTTTATTTGAAACATTGATCTGATTTACAATATCTGTATTCATAAGAGATTTTTGAATCATTTCTACAAAATCTTTTTTGGACAAGTTCTCAAGATAATTCAAAATAAGATTGTATGTAATGCGAAACTTTGAAGTTAATACTTTTGGTTTGTTATGAAATAGCCCTTGATACTCGGTTTCAGCCAATGGTTGATAGTTATTGGTCAATAAAATTACATGGCCAATTTTATCAATATTGCGGCGACCGGCACGACCTGCCATCTGAATAAATTCGTGGCTTTGTAGCAACCGCATTTGGTTTCCATCGTGTTTAAAAAGTGAATTGAATATAACAGTGCGTGTTGGCATATTTAGACCAATTGCAAATGTTTCTGTAGCGATCAAGACTTTAATGTATTTTTGCTCATACAACATCTCAATAATTTCTCTAAAAACAGGTAGCATACCCGCGTGATGAATACCAATACCCTTTTCCAATAGTTCAATATAAAATTCACATTCTGGTAAATTGACATATTCTTTCCAATTTTCCAGTTTTTTTACTAACATTTTTGTAAAAATTGGACGAACCATATAATCTTTCTCGTCTGGTAGAAATAAATCTACAAATATCTGTTTGGAAATATTCTCAACTTGTTTTCTTGAAAATACAAATAGTAAACAAGGAAACATATCATTTTGTTTCAGATGTTCTACGCATTCATTGATGACAAACTTGTCATGCACCCGAAATTTGTCTTTGATTAGTTCGGTCGTACATTTTCTGGTAAGCAGCAAATGATTATAGTGATAACTATTCCCTTCTTTAATAATATTTAATTTTGAATTTGTCTTTTTTATGAACATCTCTTTCTTTTTTTTGTCTTTGATATTTTTAATATATTTATCGGGCAATGCAAAAAATTCATAAAATACAAGTGGAACAATACGTTTGTCGCTACTACAAATAGTAACTTCCTTTTGAGTAATATTTGAAATCCAACTCGCAAAATGCTCCTTTTTACCGATTGTAGCAGACAACATTACAAATGGTACGTGGTCTGGAAGTAAAATGATGGTTTGTTCCCAGACAGTTCCCCGATCCACATCGTCTATATAATGAACTTCGTCAAAAATAACACTCCCCAATTCATTTTCTAAATCAATATTAAAATCAAGATAAAGCCCTTTGTTTTTGGTTTTGAAACAATGATTCTGAAGAATCTCTGTGGTAACAATAAGCAAATCCGCAGTAGGATTGTGTTTGATATCTCCTGTCAAAATGCCAACCTCAATATCAGGAAACTTTGAGGAAAACTCCTTGTATTTTTGATTACTTAATGCTTTGATTGGTGAAGTATAAACAACTTTTTTTCCCTTTACTTTGATATTATAATAAATTGAAAATTCGGCAGGCAGAGTTTTTCCCGACCCAGTATGTGCAGTTATCAAAACATGTTTATCTTCAACAATCGATAAACATGCTTCATTCTGAAAATCACTGAAAACAAAATTATTATTTGTATAAGTCTTAAAATCTTGGATTTCGTTCATTTTATACTATATATATAGATATAAAGCTTTATGTATTTTTTATACATACACTCTTTCTCATTTGTCTTTTAATTCCAATGTTGATTCAAAATAAATATGAGCTAATAGAAAAAATTGGTTCAGGGGGATTTTCAAATGTTTACAAAGCCAAACACTATTTAAAAGACAATATTGTTGCAATTAAATTTGATTATGATGAAAATTCAAAAATATTGATTCAAAACGAGATTAATGTTTATTTATCATTGCTCAGAAAAAACTCGTCGGGAGTTGTAAATATAAAATCTTTTGGAATTATTGACAAACGAAATTATATTATTATGGACTATATTTCTTGTAATTTAGAAAGTTATGTTACAAACTGTAAAGAAAGCGATTCATTGGTAACCCCCGAAATAGTTTTAAAAAAAATGACACAAGTTGTAAGTAAACTACATGAATGTGGTTACGTTCATCGTGATTTAAAACCAGATAATATATTGGTGAAAAACAATGATATACTTTTGATAGACTTGGGATTTTCTACAAAAATAAGTAATAAAATATATAATAAAAGAATTGGAAGCATACTGTTTTCAAGCTATAATACTCATAAATCAAAATACCAATATAAAAAAAAAGATGACATATTGTCTTGTTTTTATATTGTATGTCATTTATTTTTCAAAAAAAATCTTCCGTGGAGAAATTTAAATATGGAAGGGCGTGATTCGGATAAGGTGTTATATCATATTAAAAAATACACAAATTTTGAAAGATATTATAAAGACAAAACTATTGAAAATTTACACAATCAAATCTGTTCATGAAACATCATATTTCACAGTCATCTGAAGTGTGAATGAAAAGTCCATACCATTCAAATCGACTATTCTACCAAATTCATCAATAACTTTTACTTCAAGATGATTAATATTAACTGGTCCAAAATAATATCTAGGTTCGCCATAAACGGTAAAGTCATTTTGTGATTGTATACTGAAAGCAAACCCTTTTAATGATATTCTGCCCATAATATTTCCATCTAATAGATTTGATTCTTTATTTGAAAAAAAATTAACATTTTGCGAACTATTGAAATCATTCACCAAAAGATAGATATATCTTGGACCAATAACTTCAAGTTGTCCTTCGGTGGTATAAGAGGTTGAGCCTGTATACAGTGAATCACGAAATCCAAGCATCCATCCCATTCTTGTTTTGTAATCAATTGCTGAGTATGAATTATAATATTTTACACTATCACTGGTTGATTCAATTATATGCGAAGTATTGTAATTAGATTCATTGTCAGGAATTTTGCTTCCATTCATATTTATTTCAATCTCTGTTATAATATCATTATTATCAGTATCTCCGTTATACTCTATTGTAACTGTTCCTGTTCCGTCGCCAATACCACCATCATTGTCGAAATTTAAATCATGACTAATTGTTATTGGTATTTCATTTTCGTCGATTGTTGCTTGCATATTATCAAGCAAAGTTGTATGATAATAATTTCCAGATGGAACATAAAAGTAAATATATCTTGTTATACTAACAGTAGTCAAGTAGCGTGAATAATATGTATACTTTAACCATAAATAATTATTTTCATAAGCATCCTGAAATGGATAAAATGTAGCAGGAAATTCCATATCAGAAAGTTTCATTTCAGTTACATTATTGATAATATATGGTAAATTAATACTATAATGAGTTGATAATGAATCGTTGTAATTTGAACGAAATCTACTGTCAATAGTAAGAAGTTTTGTAACCGTATGTCTATTAACGTTTATATTATTTTCTATAATTTTTGACTGTTTTGCTTGTTCGTCTTTTTCGGTATATATTTCTAACAATTTTTGAGCCTCTGTCATATTTTTATTAGTTTCTATTGATCCAAAAAGCGAGTTTTGTATTTCTTTAAAAAAATTCACTATTTTGTAATTTTTTAAATCATCAAATATTTTAATATAAGCCTCAATTTTTTTAATTGCATCATTTTTTAAAATTTCGTAATCTTCATAATCGTCTAATTTAATTTCTAATAAATTAAAAATATCTGTTACCGAATAATCGGATATTTTTGTATTTATTTCACTAAATAATTCAGGTTGAATTGCAACAGATTCATTTTCATTAATAACTCTATTTGTATCCATAATATATTTTATTAATATTCTATTTAAATAATTTGGAATAATAGTTATGTATGTCTGATTTTTCACAAATTGATCAGTTTGTGGATAAAATCAAAAATTTGATTTCTAATGATAAACAAAAGCAAGAATTTGTTTCATATTTAGCGAAATATTACGATAAATGTAATGTCGGCAATAAAACAAAAATCTCCGAAAAAGAAGTTTTGCAGTTTTTTGATCGTAATCATAGTATCTATTATAATAAAACAAGTCAGTTATACTATAATTACATTAGCGAAAATTTTATATCTATGAATGAAGATAACCTCTTATACTTGGTATTAGAATTTCTAAGCAATAATGTTACCTCAATAGATATACATTATAAAAACATTTTGAAGAATAAAATTATCAAGCAAATAAAAGATAATAATATTTACGAATCAATTCCCGATTCAAATACTATACAAATGACATTGTCTTTATTGAATGAAACATTTTTTGAAAAAAAAGCATATAGCAAGTGTTTTCTTATAACAATTGGACGAATAATCTTGCAAAAAAAGATTGAAAATGATTTTCTGATTTTTACACGTGCAAACATTAAAAGTTTTTTGAGTGAATTAAATAAAAATATATCTATTTATTTTTGCAATACAAATATATTTAATTTTTTCAAATTCAAATTTACTCAAGATCATCATTCAATCACTTCTAAAAAATATGTTATTCCTTGTTCAAAGTTCAACAGTAACAATATTAATCTTACAGAACAAGTATATATAAATATGATTATTGTAGCAATTTATTATTATAATAGATATAGAAATATTGATAATTATCTGGAATCTGAAAACGTTATGCACGAAATAAAAGAAAATATATATTATCTTGACAAAGACAAATCAAATATTTTGAAACAATTCACGCAAGAACATATTATTCAAGAAAAGGAACAAGAGATTCAACAAAAACAGTTGATTTTCTTGTGGAAAAAATTTACTTATGAAAAAGACATATTTGTTAATAGTTTTGCAAGTTATAATGAGTTTCTGTCTGAATTATTTCATTATTTAAATGTTAACTACGATAAAGACAATAATAATAATATATTGAATGGATATTATAGTTTTGACCTTCCGTATGTTGACGATTTTAAAATATTTTGGAATAATAACTTTTATGATTGTGATGAAGAAACCAATTTAGAATTGAATGAAATACTATTTTTGTATAATAAATATGGGAAGAATAAGAAACAAAATTTGAACGAAACTTTAATCAAACTTATATTGCAGTGCTTTTATTCAAAACAAGAAGTAATTGATAACAAATTTATTAATGGAGTCAAGTGTAAATTGTGGGATAAAAAAAAGGAAATTGGATTGTTTATTGAGAAATTTGATATCAATATAGAAGACAATTTGAATGTCATATATAAAAAATACGTGTCTACAACAAAAGGTGAATATAGAATAAGTAAAATATACTTTCAGACTTATATCAGCTCTCTTTTGTCTAATAAATAGACAATTTTAAATTAAATGACTTTATTTTATTAAGATTCATTTATAATATGCATTTATTTTAAAATATATAGTTTGACAATAACAATAAAAAGACAAAAAGCATCAAAAAGAAAACTCTTAAAAATACCACCGAGTTCATAATTCCCTGAACATAAAGAAAATACTTCTGCCACTTATCTACACATTCACATTTTGTTTTTGATATAGAATAAATTAAAAAAACATTGTAACTAATATATCCAGTAACAAATGCCAATAATAAAATAACAGAAGTTGACAAAAATGTCAAAGAAAACCCCTTTTTATTTGATTTCATAGAACTACTGCAAAAAAGTATTACAATAAATATAACTACTAAAAACATTTCAAATATTTGATATGCTTTCAATAAATCAATATTGATTTTTAAATTATTGTATGCTATAACGTCGTTGTAACAATTACAATCTTCCAATTTGTTTAGATAATCATAAATTTTTAACAAAATACCTAACGAGATTAAAGACAATATGGTATAAAATATTTTGTCATTTGAGACATTTAGTTTTTTCATTTATTATATATTTTACTTATATAATAAATTTAAACTATATTTGGGATAGGAGCCAAACCTAATTTGATTGCGCCCAAAGACGCAACATTGTATTTGACAATAAGTGGCAAATCATTTGCCAGATAAATTTCAATTTGATTACACAAATTTGTACATTTTATGAAATAGTTCAAATTTTTTAATGAAAATATACCTTGAATAATAGTGTTATTTTTCTGAATAAATCCCATACCATCACTTTCCGACCGTATAATTTCAGCATTTGCAAATGGACCGTCGCATTTGAATATTAATTGGTTGTTTACAGACTTTATTTCAAGTCGTTCAGATATATTATTTAGATCACGAATTATTTTTTGAAAATCTCCCGAAGGCATATTAATAATTGAACTAAAAGCAACATCAGGAACAGTGAGTTCGTCTTGTTCTGCTTCAATTAATTTTAGTTTTTGTATTTTACTTTGCTTGATATGCTTGTTTTCAAATTTTAAATTTAAATATTCTACAATGCCATCATTATAATCCTTTTCTTCAATATAAATACTAAGGGTTTCTTCATTATCAATTGAATTAATTAATTTAAACAAATGTAACATATTAACGCCAACAATAATTTTTTCTTTATTACACTCATAATATTCAAAATTTTCTGCGTGTAGATGCATATGAACCAAAATTGTTTGAGACTTATCCATATTTATAATACGAATTCCATCTTTTTGAAATGATATATTTGTTTCCAATAATATATCTTTTAGAGCTACCATAAGTGTTCTAAATGGAGCAATTTGAACTGTTTTGATCATTACAACGTGTGAGTCGCCATTACTCATGTCAAAATATATAAAGATAAACAAAAGAACCTTTAAATATAAATTTATAATTTTATATATTATATAATGGCAAATACTTCTTATAGTTTTAATAAAAGATTAAAACAATTAACAACATTTGATTCAATAAGACGATTGAAATTACTTGAATTATTTCAATACAACTTTTTTGGTTTTATTCTTGTTCTTATTTCTGCATATATTTTGAATAACCTAGTTTTTAATAAAACATTTGATTATTTAAAAAAAAATAATATCAAAGAAAATAAAACAAAAAAGAATTTTTTGATTCTATGTACAATATCTATGATAGAAACTTTTTTAATTATAGTAGTATTATTTTACTTACGAAAAATTTTACTATTAGTTCCACCAGTTGGTCATAGGTTAAATAAAGACTTTAAGACACTAACTACATTTGAAAATGTTATTGGTATAACACTTTCATTTTTACTTATACAATTATTGAGAGGATACAGAAGAAAATTATCATTAATTTTAAACTATGAAGAATATTTAGAAGAAGAAGATATATACATTAAAAATCATCAGAACTCATTGCAAATGCATCACTTCTTCCAGTTTTAGTTGCCAATGCATAATCACTAACTCTCGATTCAAAAAAGTTAGTTTTTCGCTCAAGAGAAATCATTTCCATAAAATCAAACGGATTTGGTGTATTGTAAATTTTATCATTTCCAAGTTGAACCGCAAGTCTATCTCCCACAAATTCAATATATTGACCCATCATATTTGAATTCATTCCGAGAAGACGACAAGGAAGAGCATCACAAATAAACTCCTTTTCTATTTCAACCGCCTCGCTAATAATTTCTTTGATTTTCTTTTTAGATAGCTTCTTTTCAAGTTTATTGTACAACAATACGGCAAACTCTGTATGCAAAGCTTCATCTCTGGAGATCAATTCATTGCTGAATGTCAATCCTGGCATCAATCCACGTTTCTTTAACCAGAAAATAGAACAAAAACTACCACTGAAAAATATACCTTCTACACACGCAAATGCAATCAACCGAGTTGCGAAACTAGAACGCTTATCCTCAATCCATTTTGTTGCCCATTTAGCCTTTTTTTTAATACACTCAAATTCATTGATTGCATTAAAAAGCTTATCCTTTTCATTTTTGTTTTTAATATATGTGTCAATCAACAAACTGTATGTTTCAGAATGGATATTTTCCATTGCAATCTGAAACCCATAAAATGCCCGCGCTTCAGCCAATTGAACCTCAGACATAAACCTTACACCTAAATTCTCCAAAACAATTCCGTCTGATGCAGCAAAAAATGCTAACACCATCTGTATAAAATGGCGTTCATTGTCTGTGAGTTTACTCCATTGCTCAATATCTTTAGAAAGGTCAATTTCTTCGGCTCTCCAAAAACAGTCCATTTGTTTCTTATACATTTTCCATATAGAATCATCTTTTATTGGAAACATTACAAATCTGTTATCATCCTCGGTAAGAAGCGGTTCAGTTGTTGTTTTAGACATTTTGATAAAAGGGGTTTTCTAAATAATATAGGCCAAGATTTTTTTATATAGAAATCTGTTATTTAAAAATATTGCCATATAGTATTTATATGAATAATCCGCAGGATGATACGTGTAAAACAGACAAATTGAAAATAATAAAAGAACTTTTAAAAAAACAAGGGGTGGACGATGAAAAAAAGCAACAGATTTTACATTGTCTCAATTATTTAGAATTTCAAAAAATACACGACAAAGATGATATTTTTCTGAGCAAAGAAATAAAAACATTATTTGATTATATATTGTAACAATTTTCTATTAAAGTATATTTTATATATTATAGATGGCAAACTGTTTGAGTTATTTAGAATTTCAAAAAATGTATAATGAAGAAGATATTTTTCTGAGCAAAGAAATAAAAATGTTATTTGATTATGTATTTAAAAAATGATTGTATATTTAAAAAATTTTGTATATGAATATATTATAGATGGCAAAAATAACAAAAAGTAAACTAAAAAAAGACTTAACAAACAAAATGAAAAGTTTTAATAAATTAGGAGTTAAGTACATGAAATCTCCGCTTGTTCTATACACTGTTCTGGGATTGGCTTTGTTTAACATATTTATATTTCTCAATAATCAAGACAATGAATCGCTTTTTCTATTTCTCGTAATATCAGCAATTGTCCGTATGAAAACAGCAAATATGATACCAGTTTTATTAATTCCTTTGATTTTTGTAAATTTATTAATATTCTTACGAAAATTATTTGTGACGCGTGAGGGAGTAGACGAAGATGAAGACGAAGATGAAGATGAAGATGAATATGAAGATGAAGATGAAGACGAAGATGAAGATGAAGATGAAGATGAAGATGAAGATGAAGACACCGAGGAGGGCCTTGAAATGAGCATGGACGAAGATGAGATGGCGTTGTTGGATCTTGAAGATACAATGAAAGAAACTAATCCCAATCCCACAGATCTCAGAGGAGCGATTGCAGGTGCGATGACTGCTATAAAGAATATGCCCGTGACAGGAGGAAATCCGCCCACCATCTCAGTAAATGATGCGGAGAACAAGCTTACGGAAGTTCAGGCAGCACTTGCGAAGAAAACCATCTAATTATCTAATCTAAACCATATCATCCCCTTCTCGTTCAGCCTTTTTGAAAATAGGATTATTAGTATATGTTATCCCCTCCTCGATATTTGAGACATCATTTCCAGGATCTTTGTGAAGAGGATTAAAACTCACACTAGCATTTTGTTTTACTGGGTCATCAGGTTCGGCAGCAGGCCTTATCATTTTTGATGCTGCACTACGCGCTGCACTACGCATTCTTGATGCTCCAGTTGATGCTGCACTACCCATTCTAGATGCTCCAGTTGATGCTGCACTACGCATTCTTGATGCTGCACTACCCATTCTATATGCTCCAGTTGATGCTGCACTACCCATTCTAGATGCTCCAGTTGATGCTGCAGTTGATATTCTAGTACCCATTATAGATGCATCTCTTTCTATTTGTCGACGACCCTCAAAAGTTGATAATAATGATGAATCGTACTTCGTAATTGCATAATTCGTAATCTTGATAAAACAATATGAGGCTAACAATACATCAGGCGAAAAAAATTGTTCAATTGAAAATGCCTTTTCAGCTGACATTCTAAAACTCTTAATTGCCGAGACAATAACGCAGAAAATAGCCAACCAGTAAGCTAAAAAGAATCCGAATTTTGCAGCAGGATGTAACTTAGGTGTACCAAAGACATCTTTTGTAAATGATGGGAAGAGTGCGTCTATTAATGCAGAAAAAATACTCTTTTGATCGTTTATTTTTATTGTATCATATACCTCAAAGAATATCACCGCACCCAAAAGAATAAAGAACGTAGTAATTAATGCAAATGGTCCATAATTTCCCGAATTTACTTCAGGAACAAGCATCAAAACTGATACTATAAAAAGGAAACCATATCCCAATTTGGTAATGTTGCGAGTTACAGCACCAGCAGCAAGACCAGCACGTATCATTCCAGCCTGACCCATTGTAGAACCAGCACTACCCATTGCAGAACCGGCACTACCCATTGCATGCTTCAATCCGTTCCAACTCAATCCGTTTTTAAGGTTTCTTTGCACTATCATGATAAATCCAATTAAAATTGTAAATGCAGATACAAATACAAACATTATAAAAAAATCTAAATGGGTTTCATAATCAAATATATTAGGCATTGATATTATTTCATAAGATGGATTTTTAAGATTTATTATTTCTGTTTCTCTGTCTCCATAAGGCGAACATTCAATGACAATGTCTTTATTGTTCTCGTTTGACATTTGATATAATATATATATATAAATTATATACATTATATAATATTATGTCCAAACTTTTTGATTTTTATAAGAATAATATTTCTAAATACTACAGTACTAATGTATTATTAAAAATAATAAATGACGGAACTGCTAATATTCCTCCAACTATGAAGGAAATATTTATTAAATATTACAAAAAGGACTATATGAGAAATGGTGACGATGAAAATTATAAAAGGTATCTCCGCATCACTAGAGACGTTTTAGATAAGTTATTTAACCAAAAAAATGATTCTGAATTATTAAAATATTTAAAAAATGAAATTGATATGTTAGCGCAAAGACAAACAGAGCTGGAGGAGAGGGTGGCTCGTAACAGGATAACAACGGAAGCAGCGGCAGATGAGGAAAAGGAAGAGATGGCTAAGGAATTACGCTACGATGAGAAGAGACCCGAACCAGAGGACATAGGACGAGGAGAATAATCATGAACCAAACTCGCCGCCACCACCAAAGTCGCCGACACCGCCGAATGAGGCAATGGTCGCCACTTGAAGAAGTCTTAAACACATCGGACAGTGATGGGGACGAATAATGTTCCGCGCCCGTCCAGGCCATAGTCCGTGAAGAGAATAATTAAAGCACTGATGCAGTAGCAGTATTGTTGTATGTATTAGGTTTAAAAGACACTATATTTTCCACTTTCTGAACAATTGGTGCCCTTGCTTTAATTGTTTCGATTTCAACGACATCTTGTTTTTTTTGTGTAATTTTATTTGTTTTTACTAACGAATCTAAAACACTTTTGTTTGTATATTTGTCATATAATCCAGATTGTAAATTATCGTGTCTTACATTTTCGTAAAAGTAAACTAAAAATAAAAGCGCAACCAACGGATTTGAATAAATAAACAACATCATAGTGATCATTATACACAACATTAAACCAATTGCCGAATTCATAAAGTGTCTAATATCTTCTTCTATTTTTAACTCAAAAGTTATTAAAATTGCTAATATAAGAGCCATAATAAGGTCAATATTTATCATTTTTTGCACGGATTTTGAAACTTTCATCTCTTTTATATATTGATAATATATAAAAAAAATCAACATAGTATTAAGTGTATTATACTATTAAATGAGTGACTTAGAAAAATCAAAATATTATATTGGAAAAAAGGGATATAGTGTACATAAAAATACATTAACGCAAACAGAAATGTATGAGTTAAGAAATGAGCTAACCGTAAAACCGAATTCTGGTATGCCAGGTTATGCTTGTTCGGTTTCATACCCGGTTTACAGGGAATCTACTAATAAAATATATATTCCAAGACATTTTGGTATTGAAAAATATGGTTCTGTTTCTAAAATTAATATTTCAAAGGGAGAAACTATTAATATTAATTTTAAAGGTTCATTGTTTGACTATCAAACCAATATTGTAAATAAATATATTGATCATGTCTCCACGAGTGGTGGAGGATTGTTAGATGTTGAGCCGGGTAAAGGAAAAACGGTTATGGCCTTAAATATAATTTCTAAACTAAAAAAAAAGACTCTAGTGGTTGTTCACAAATCATTCCTAATGAATCAGTGGAAAGAGCGTATAAATCAGTTTTTACCTAATGCAAAAGTTGGTTTTATTCAAGGAAAGACAATTGATATTGAAGACAAAGACATTGTGATTGGTATGTTACAAACATTGTCGACTAAAGAATTTTCAGAAGATATTATTAATGAATTTGGATTGACAGTTTACGACGAGTGTCATCACTTAAGTGCTGAAGTGTTTTCACAAGTAATGATCAGAATCAATACAAATTATATTCTTGGACTCAGTGGAACAATGACGCGTAAAGATGGTCTCACAAAAGTATTTAAATGGTTTATAGGTCCAATTGTTCACAAAGAAAAAAGTGAAAATCAGGAAGAAGTTCTTATAAAAGCGCTTTATTTTGAAGATCCGTTTAATGATGAATATAATACCGTAGAAACAGATTTTAAAGGAAACCCGCAATATAGCAAGATGATTTCTAAGATATGCTCAAATGATAATAGGACAAGCATGATTTTAAATGTAATTCAGTATGAATTAAAAGACAATTATGAGCAACAAATCATGATACTTGCTCATAATAAAAGTTTAATCCAAGAATTATATGATAAAATACAGCAATTTGAAAGAAGCGTAGGTTTATATATTGGTGGAATGAAAGAAGAACAATTGAAAGACAGTGAGAATAAAAAGATTATAATTGCAACATATGCAATGGCATCAGAAGGACTAGATATAAAAACTCTCACAACCCTGTGTATGGCTACACCCAAAACAGATGTTTGTCAAAGTGTAGTTAGAATATTGAGAAGTAAACACAAACAACCGCTTGTGATTGATATAATAGACAACCAAGATATATTCCAAAAACAATTCAAGAAACGTAAAACTTATTACAATAAAAAAAAATATAAAATACAAAAATACAATAATTTGACCCAATATATGAATAATGAGTTTTCGGTTGTTCCAATAAAACAAACAAAGCAAAAGCCGCAATGCTATATCAATCTTCCGGACACGGACAATGCCGTTTAAAAATACAACTATCGCATTTTAAATTATTTATCTTAACAAAAATGTTAGGATTATCTAAGATACAATCTTTCATCCATATTTTTAAAATACAAAATTTTTTTTTAGGAGATAACGTTATACCATTTATTTTTTCATAATAAGAATTGTCAGTTGTCAAAGATTGTCCAATCAATCTATAATACAATTCTTTCCATATAACTTCAATGTCTTTATTTGCAATTTTGAAAGAAAAACAACCACCATTTTTATTGTTATCATCTTCCCAGATGGGTTTAACATCATCTTTCATCAAAAACATCAGTGATTTTTTTATTAAATCATAATTTATTTGATCATTCAATAATATTGCATCTTCGACATTATCAAATTCAATCATTTTAATATAACTTTTAATACTCCAATCTGGATTATCGTGTAAATGTAAATAAAAACTCCATTTGTTTCCTAGATTAGTAAAAGATTTCATTGATTGATGATAATATATAGTATTAATTAAATCTTTAATTCATTATTGATTGTTATTTTTTTACTTTTTCTCCCTTTTCAAATATACTATAAAGTAAAATAACCATATATGTGTAAAATATCAGAGGCAAAAACGCAATTATCCAGGATATTATAGATAACCCATTCATACACAAAACCTGTAAAAGTAACGAAATCAATATTCCCATCATAGCCTGTAAAAACGCACCCTTTTTATCATTATCAAAAACAGCCATCAACACATGAGTAAATGAAAAAACTAAATATACAATTGCCGGCGGGCAAAATGATTTAATAAACATTTCTATATACTATAAAAATATAAAGAATAATTTCTTCAATTAAAATAATTTTGTTAAATATATTTAAACATTGTATAATTTTGTTAAATATATTTAAACATTGTAATGTATAAATATTATTATGTCTGAATCAAAAAAAGAATTAATTGAGTTAATTAAAAGACAAACAGATTATTCTGAAGAAATTATTTTGGAAAAGTTGGAAAAACATGAAAACAACATTGAAGCTATAATATTGGAATATAATGGAGTCAACCCAATCAAAGATGACAAGCAAATTACGACAAATCAAAAAATATTCAAAGCAATTCGTGATAATATGAGCGAAATGTTGGCGAACAATAATTCAAAGAAATAAAAGTGATTTTTTAGCTTTTTTTGGATTTTTAATTGTACTACCATTAGTAACAGGATATTCTATTATTTTTTGGTTTTGATAGTCGTAAAGAGTTTTGAATTTTTTTACGTGAACCATATTTTTATCATCTTTTTTAAATTCCACATTTTGTAATTTAGAAATTCCATCTAGCTCTTTATACTTTTTATTGAATTGTTTATTTAATGTAGCACTGTCGATAGCCTTTTTTACCGCATCGCACAAATGTAAAATTTTGTGAGTCCCAATTGTGTAAAAAGTATTTCTATCTATATCAATGTTATTTTCAATTGCTCGTTTTAGAATAACATTATCCTCAAAACCCCACTGCCAATAGTTTGGAAATCCGTCTATTTTTTCAAAATCTGAAGCATTTATTGAAAAAATACCTCCAAGTGCAAATTTAAAACCAAAAAAATGTTTTATTTTACCTTTCTCTGTTTCATAGTCTAATAAATTTTTTCGATAAGGTAATGTATCTATATCGTTAAATACAAGTGTAATATTTTTGTATTCATTTGGATATTCTTGTTTAATATACAAAAATCCAATATTTTTCATTGCTCCACGATTAAATGGTAAATCATTTTCCTGATGAATATATAATATCACATATGACAATGGTTCAAAGTCTTCGGTAATATATTTCATATATTTTTCAAAAAAATGTTTATGTTCTTCGCGATCTCTATATGGTATAATAAAAGCAAGTTTTATTCTTGACGGCATACTATTTTTATCATTACTCATTATTGTATCTATTATTAATTAATTATAATGTTTAAATATTATATTTTTCTATAATTGTCTTAGGAATTAAATATTGGCTGTAATTTTCAAGTTTTTTATAGCACTTATTAATCGTAACTTCACTAATTTGACTTGTGTTGTGAATGTCTCGCTTTGATATATTTAAATTACAGTTCAAAGAAACATAATATATTATTCCCGCTGCAATTGAATGTGGTGTATTTTCTGGAATAAGATTGCGTTGTTTTACATTATGACCAATAAATAAACACAATTTAGTTAGTTCTAGATTTATATTTAGCTTACTACAATAACGTTCTATGAACGTACAAGGCGTTGTTTTGGTCATAACCGTTTGTTCATTTTCATCGCCTTCCATTTCCAAATCATTCAAAATATTCATTGCATTTTTACAACCTTTTGTAGCACTTGTGTTGTCAAGACAAAATATTGTTGCAATCTCCTTAGGAGTTCTTGGATTTCTATTTTTGCTAAATGAAATATATATAGATGCTGCTAATATGCCATCACGATTGAGACCTCGGAATGTTTTAGCATCCGATAACTTATTATAATAACGAATTGCTTCATCAATGATAATTTTAGGAATACCAGAATTTTTTGCAATTAATGTTATCATCTGAAAATCATCATACTTAGATTTTTCTTTGTATGGCATGCTTTGCCATTCAGTATATCTTTTAATTTTTCGCATTTCGTATGAAGAAAACTTGCCACACATAACCTTACACCCAAATGATGATTCGACTAACAATGGATTAACTGGCATACCACATCTGGTTGGATCCGCTGTATTATTATCTTCAGCTCCATAATACCTCCATTCTGCTCCAAAATCAATGACATCTGTGTACAATCTCCCACATTTCTTGTTTGAACACAATAAGAACCCAGAATCTGTGTAATAAAGTGATTGCTGACAACTATGGCAAATATTTGTATTAATTACATTGTCTTTTTCATAAATAACTTCAACTTTCTGGGAAGAGTTCTCTTCTTCTTCGTCGATTATTTTCCATAGATTAGCCTTTTTATATTTCTTATTTTTTTTTGTTTTAACATTTTTTTTATGATTTGTCGTATCAGACATTTTATCCATAGATTGTTATTTTATAATATAAATATTATTTATTTCAATTTTATTATAATTTGAAAATATAATATATTATATATAAATGGGAAATTCGTTATCTTATAATAGAACAAATGGAAATAATGATAACAACGAAGGTTTGTTGAAAACTATCGATGAAATAGCATCAGATTATATTTTTGAACAAAACATTATTGATATGCTACGATTTTCAGATAGTAATTATAGAGAAAACTTTGTTATTTTAACTTGTCGTATTTTAGACAAAAATCTAAGCAATTTAGATATTGGAATGTTGAAAGAACGGATAACAAATAATAATAAAAATAGCAATAATACTAAATATGGAGAAATTGTTTATTATTCAGAACTAGAAAAACTAAAACCATTAATCTCTGATGAAAATGATAAGAAAAAGGCGCTTATTGTCATTTCTAAATTTTATATTAAACTGTTGACATTATTCAGTAGCATTGTTTCTGTAGTTGATCCTCAATATGTTTATAAAGATGAAACAACAGGTGAAGATAAGCATTTTTATTTGAAAGATTTTGATGATTTAAAAATGATAGACACGCAAACAAATAAACTCAAACTATATCATTTAGAAAATCCATTATCTCTTGTCAGGCGCAGATTATTTGTATTGAAAAATAAAATGGAGGAACAAGGCGATAATGGAGATTACATTGTTATAAATCCAGGAGAAGAATTGTGTAAGATGAATGTTCCTGAAAATAATAATGGAGTTTTTAATTTAAAGAATGAAATTGGTATAAAAGAGTTGGATAATTTGTATTATGACTTATATGACGAAGAAACATCTAAATGGTCTGGACGTTCAAACGAAATGGAACAACAGTATAAGAAAGATTTGACTATTTTTTATCAGATTTTTACTGGCAAAAAAATAAGACCATCAAGCGTTGCCTCGTTTGAAGATATTGAATTATTAGATTTTCATAACCTCCAAAGATGCAAAAATAAAGATTATTTTGAAGATTTACTCGTATCTAAGAACGATGAACTATTTCAAAAATATCTCACAAAAATTGAAGAAATACAAGATGGAACAAAATCTTACAAAAAACAATTATTACATATTCTCAAATCAATGTTTATTAAAAAGAGCATTCGTGACAATAAAATACCCGAAGATGGTTACACGATACATCCCGACTTGAATATGACTTCATTGTTAGAAAAACAAAAACAAATTAAAAATTGTATTGTTCGCATGTATACGAACTGTGAAAAAAGTTTTATAGAGGCTCTTTTATTATACGAAAAAATGTATGAAAATAGACACGGAGAGTTAGTAGAATCGCAGGTAAATAACATTCGATTTAACAGTAACAATCAAACTGATAAACATGTTATTAACAAAGAACAAATAAATAATAAAAAAAATAATTACACACTAAATGGTAATTTGTTGTTAGATAATAAAATTAAAATGCCTGAAATTAATAATAATCAGATTAAAATTGCAAATAAACCAAATGTAGAAGGACCATTACTACCAACCAATCAAGAAAATATTTTTCCGTCCTCAAATAACTCGGCTGAAAAACAATCTACTAATAATATTCCTCAATCCTCAAACGCACCTTCGCTCAATATTGATAATTCTGTAAATGGAAATGTCTCAACCGAAGCGTCAGCGGGGATAACATCAATAACAAATAGTCCTGTTCCAGTTGCGCAAGAACTGACCAATAATGCTCTTCTTCCACCCACCAATAATTCTCTTCCACCAGCAAATAATGCTCTTCTTCCGCCAGCTAATAATGCTCCTCCTCCGCCAGCTAATAATGCTCCTCTTCCGCCAGCTAATAATGCTCCTCCTCCGCCAGCTAATAATGCTGCTCCGCTCACAAACACGACTCCAACAGAACCTGTGGTAAATGAACCTATGCCGGTTGCAGAAGAATCCGTAAATAATTCTCTTCCATCGTCAAATACGACTTCACCGAATAATGATGCGTCACTCAATGAGATACCTGCAGTAGAACAACAACCACAAATATTAT